GGCTCGTCGAGCGGCGTCGGCGGGGCCGGCGCGAACGGCTATGTCCGGCTGGTCTACACGCTGGCCGGCGCCCCTACGGGCACGGTGGCCGTCACCGAAGGCCCCGACACCTCAGCGGTCGCCGGCGCGGTGCTGGTTTCCGGGACCAGCACGGCGAGTGAAGGCGCGGACGCCTCGACCGTCACCGGACAGGTGGCGATCTCCGGAACAGCCACGCCGACCGAGGGCGCGGACACCTCGGCGATCTCCGGCCTGGTCATCGACCGCCAGGGCGCGCTCGCGGCGACGGAAGGGGCCGATACGTCCGCCATCTCCGGCGGCGTGGCGATCTCCGGGTCGACCGCCGTCACGGAGGGCGCGGACGCCGCGGCCATCGCGGCCGCCGGCCTGATCGCGGGCGCGGCGAACGAGAACGAAGGCCCGGACGCCGCCGCGGCGAGCGGGACGGTGCTTGTCGCAGGAACCGCGAGCCTCACCGAGGGCGCCGACAGCGGTTCGGCGGCCGGCACGGTCAGCGCAGGCCCGATCACCGGAACGGCGGCGATCGCCGAAGCCGCAGATGCGCCCGCTGCGGCCGGGGCCGTCGCAGTGGTGGGATCCGCCGCAGTCACGGAATCGCCGGATGCGGCCACGGCGGCAGGGGGTCCCGTGGCGGCGGGTGCCCTCGCCGCGGCCGAGGCGGGCGACGCTGCGGATGCGTCAGGCGCGGTCGTCGAGGAGCCGATCCTCGGCGTCGCCGCGGTGAACGAGAACGCCGACATGGCGGTCGGCGCGGGGTTCTCGGGCGCGCCGTCGTTCATCCCGATCGCCAATATCGCCAACGTCGAGGCCTTCCGCCGCAAGGCGAACGCGATCCTCGAGACGCTTTGGAACAGTCAGGCGGGCTATGGCGCCACCATGCCGGACCCGGCCAACGTGAACGACGGCCGGCTCTTCGTGAGCGCCGGCCACATCTACCAGCTGCAGAACGGATTATGGACCCTGATCGTATGAGAACCCCCGTCGAAGCCGGCCGCCAAGCGGTCTCCGTCACCCGCTCGATCCCGGCCCCGATCGGGGGCTGGGACACGCAGTCGCCGGCCGCCGCCATGCCGCCGACAAGCGCCAGCCTCTTGGACAACTTCATCCCGCGCCCGGGCTACGTAGAGCTTCGCAAGGGCTCGTTCCTGCAGGCCTCGGCCATCGCGCAGGGTGCTCCGCACACGCTGATGACCTGGGCCGGGCCGACCGGCGACAAGCTCCTCGCCGCCGCCGGGACCTCGATCTACGACGTGACGACCGTCGTGACCAACCCCGCCGCGCTCTATTCGGCGGCGAGCTCCGACGCCTGGCAGTACACCGGCTTCGCCAATGCGGCGGGGAACTGGATCGTGGCGGTGAACGGCGCCGACACGCCGATCAAGTACGACGGGACCAGCGTCACCACGACGGGCTTCAGCTACGCTGGCGCGCCGCCGCCGGCCTTCACGCCGGCCGACCTCTCGCTGATCATGGCGCACAAGCGGCGCCTGCACATGGGCGAGAACAACTCGCTCAGGGTCTGGTTCGCCGCCGCAGTCGATGCGATCGCGGGCGCCGTGGGCCTCCTGGACCTTGGCCCGGTGTTCTCCAAGGGCGGCGTTCTGGCGTGCATGGGCACCACGTCGCTGAATTTCGGCACCGCCCTCGACGACTTCGCGGTCTATGTCACCACCAAGGGCCAGATCGCGGTCTATCAGGGCGACGATCCGTCTGACGCCACGAACTGGTCGCTGGTGGGGGTCTACGATGTCGGCTATCCGCTGGGCGCCCGCAGCCTCGTCAAGTACGGCTCGGACCTCGCGATCCTGACCACGGACGGGGTGATCCCGCTCAGCCAGGCGCTCAAACTGGACCGCGCCCAGGACAACGCGGTGGCGCTGACGCAGAAGATCAGGCCCAGCTTCCAGATGGCGGCGGCGGACAACGCGCCGGGCACGCCGGGCTGGCAGGCGATCCTCTACCCGAAGGGCACGCTGGCGATCGTCAACGTGCCCTACAGCCCCGCCCAGCAGTACGTTCAGAACGTGCAGACCGGGGCATGGTGCCGCTTCACCGGGCTCGATGCGACGTGCTGGGCGATCGCCAACAACACCGCCTATTTCGCCTCGGGCGCCAATGTCTATCAGTGGGACGTGGGCGCCGACGACGCCGGCGTGACCATCACCTACGACCTCGCGGGCGCCTGGTCGACCTACCGCACGCCGGGCCAGAAGCGGTTCAGCCTGCTTCGGCCGCTGATGAACACGGTGAGCTGGATCGCCCCGGCCGTGGAGATGGACATCAACTTCCAGCTGTCGGTCCCGGTGGCGACGCCGACCGTGACCGACGTTTCGCAGCTCACGGCCCACGCCCGCTATGACTGGTCCAGCGTCGCCGGGATCGGCTTCGTGGGCGCGCCCCGCATGCGCGTGCAGATCAACGCCATCCCGCAGACCGCCATCGCCGTCGACAGCGGCGACGTGGACGAACTGGTCACCGGCGACGGTTTCTCGCTGGTCTCGGCCGATCCGGTGCCCGTGGTGCCCTTCCAGCTGACCAGCTTCGACGTGGTGTTCGAGTCCGGAGGCGTGCTGTGAGGCTGGTCTGGGGCACGAGCGGCGACGTGGCCGGCGCATGCGTCGGCGAGTTCGTCGCCGCGCGCATCGCCCACATGAGCCGGGCCGCCGACTTCGGCGATTTCGCGGCATGCGGGGTTCTGGGGACGGACGGGGCGCTGATCGGGGGCGTCGTCTTCAACGGCTATCGGCCGACCTACGGCTCGATCGAGGTCTCGTTCGCCGCCGAACGGCGCAACTGGCTTACGCGCCCCGTAATCACGGCCATCCTGCGTTACCCTTTTGATCAGCTGGGCGTCCAGCGCTTGACCGCAGTGACACCGCGCAAAGCGGCCAGTGCTCGGCGGTTCTTGGAGAGGTTCGGGTTCAGGCGCGAAGGCCTGGTCCGGCAAGGCTTCGGGAGCGACGATGCGGTCATTAGCGGCCTTCTCCGCTCCGAATGGGACCGTAGCCGGTTCAACGGGAGAGTGAGAGATCAAGCACGCCCCCAGTCCGCCGCCGCCGCCTGACCCTACGGTCGTCGCCAACGCCCAGGCCGACGCCAACATCAAGACGGCGCAGGAGCAGCAAAAGCTCAACATGATCAACACGACCGGGCCTTACGGCACGGTCAACTACGCCGTCGACCCGAACGCGCCCGGCGGCTATTCGCAGACCACCACGCTCAGCCCCGATCAGCAGGCGATCCTCGACCGGGGAAGCCAGGCGCAGATCGGCGCGCTCGGCATCGCCAACGACCAGCTGGGCCGGGTGTCCTCGGCGCTCGATCAGGGTCTGACGCCAGGGCCCATCCAGAGCTTCTATGGCATGGGCGGCCCGTTGCAGCGCTCGTTCGACCAGGGCCAGCAGGTGCAGGGCGACATCGGCCCGCAGAACCTCTATGGGGCCTATCAGGCGGCGGCGAACGCCTCCTACGGCCAGGCGGCCTCCAGGCTCGACCCGCAGTACGACCTCGCCCAGAAGCAGCTCGAGACGCAGCTCGCCAACCAGGGCCTGAGCCAGGACAGCGACGCCTACAAGAACGCCCTGGACCAGTTCCAGCGGCAGAAGAGCGACGCCTACAACCAGGCGATCTATTCGTCGCAGAACCAGGGCCTGAACGCCGAGAACACCCTCTTCGGGCAGTCGGCGACGCAGGGCCAGTTCCACAACGCCGCCGCGGGCCAGCAATACAGCCAGAACGAGGGCGCGGCACAGTTCGCCAACGCCGCCCAGCTGCAGCGCAACCAGGAGAACCAGGCCGAGGCGACCTTCCAGAACCAGGCGCAGCAGCAGGGCTTCCAGCAGCAGGCCTATGCGCAGGAGCTGCCGATCAACGAGTTCAACTCGCTGATGTCGTCGAGCCAGGTGGGCCAGCCCACGGGCATCCAGTACACGCCCAGCCAGGTCAATCCGACCGACGTGCTGGGCGCCTACGCGCTGAACAGCCAGGTGGCGAACAGCAACTATCAGGCGCAGCTTCAGAACAACGCCTCTTCGATGGGCGGCCTGTTCAACCTGGGCGCCGCGGCGCTGATGGCCCCGATGACCGGCGGGACCTCGCTCGCGGGCTCGCTGTTCTCGCACCTTCCCTCCGACCGGCGGCTGAAGAAGGACGTGGCGCTGATCGGCCGCGAGGCTGACGGCCTCGGCCGCTACCGCTTCCGCTACGTCTGGGAAGCGCCCGATGCGCCCGAGCGGGAGGGCGTGATGGCGCAGGAGGTGGCGACGCTGCGCCCCGAGGCCCTGGTGCGCCACGACAGCGGCTTCCTGGCGGTGGACTATGGCCGCCTCTAGCGCGCCCGCGATGGCCAACCCCGCCGCGCTTGCCGCGGCCCTGCAGGCGGGCGTCAACCCGGCTCAGGCCCAGTCGATCGCCGCCCAGCGGCAGTTCCTGGCGCAGATGCTGGCCCGCATGGGCGAGGTCGGCGGTCAGAACCTCCGCACGCCGACCGCGCTCGGCGCGAACCTGCTGGCCGAGGCGCTGCTGCAGCGTGGCATGACCAGGAACAACGCCGCCTCCGCGCAGATGCAGCAGCAGATCGCTCAAGCGCTGTTCCCAAACGACCGGCAGGAGCAGTTGGCGTACCTGGTGGCGCCCGACGCCATGGGGAAGTCGCTCGCCGCCCGCTACGCGCCGCTCGACGTGCGGCAGGGCAACACGGTGCTGAACGCGCCGACGCCCCAGGGCCAGTTCACCGCGCCCGTGATGCGCGACGACGGCGGCATCTACTCGACGCAGACGCCGACCGGCGTCGCCGTCACCGGACAGCGGCCGGCGAACTACGCCGAGCAGACCGGCCAGCGGAACGCCGCCACCCAGGCGGCGGCCCAGGCCGAGGCGGCGCGGCACAACGTCTCGCTGGAAAACATCGACTGGTCGAAGATCCCCATCGAGCTCGGAATGATGCGCGCGGCGCTGTCGAACGCCGGCACCAACGCCGGGCAGCTCGGGCTCGGGCAGGCGAACAGCCAGAACTTCGCCCCGCCGCCGGGCTTCCAGCTGGTCCCGGGGGCCCAGTAGATGGCCGTCGCCGAAGGCGCCCGCGCCTACAATCCGCAGACCGGCCAGACCGCGATCTTCACCGGCGGTCGCTGGGTCGTCCAGGGCGCACAGCAGATGCCCCTCCCGCAGGCCGACGACGACGCCATGAAGTCGCTGCACAGCCAGGCGCAGGAGGCGCAGTACCTCGACCAGAAGGCGCAGCAGTTCATCAAGACGATGGACCCGCAGCGGCCCGGCCAGGGCTCGTTCGCCACCGGGCCGATCTTCAGCGATGTGCCGATCCCGCACCTGGTGGAGAACATCAACCCGTCCCGCGCCATCGTGAGCGTCCTGGGCCAGGACCCGCGCATGAGCGCGCTGGACTCGATCACTCAGCAAGCGTGGGTGCACCTGCGGCCGCAGGGCTCCGGCGCGATCCGCGGCTATGAGGCCGAGGCGTTCAAGCAGGCCTTCCCGGGCGTCGAGCACACCGGGCCGGCGAACCAGATGATCGCCCAGCGCCTGCACCAGGACGCGCTGATCGCCAGCCACAAGCTGAACTTCATCGACAACTTCATCCGCGGCGGACACGGCGATTACGCGGCGGCGAACGCGGCCTGGCAGCAGATTTATGGCGACAGCCTGGGCCAGCCGTCGCCTCAGGGCGCGCCGCAGCAGCCGGCCGTGGCTCCGCCTCAGGGCGGCCCGCCTCCCGGCCAGCCGCCGCCGATCAATCCGCCGATGCAGATGGTCCCGAACGCGCAGTCCCCGATCGGGGCGGTGCCCGCGCCGGGCGTCGCCCCGCCGCCGCCGGACCAGCGCACGCCGCAGCAGAACGCGATCCTCAACTGGGTGCCCGGCAAGGGCCTGGTCCCGCCGTGATCCGCGTCCGCTCGCCGAACGGGACGATCATCCAGTTCCCGGACGGCACGCCCACGGCCACGATCAATTCCGTCATGGCGGCGCACTACAGCGCGCAGGGCCCGCAGCAACGGGCTTTGGCCGATGCGCGTCAGCAGGTTCAGCAGCACGGCGCCGATGGCTCGCTCAGCCTGATCAACGGCTACACGATGGGCTTCGGGCCCGAATTCGCCGGCGCCGGCGCGGCCGTCGAGACCGGCCTGGACAACCTCGGGCGACGCCTCGCCGGCAAGCCGCTGCCCTACGGCATGTCCGACAGCTTCTCGGCCGAGGCGCAGGCCTACCGCGAGCAGATGCAGCGGTGGGCGGACCAGCACCCCGCACAGGCGCTCGCCGCCAATCTCTCCGGCGCCGCGCTGAACCCGGTCAATGCGGCGGGGGGCCGCTTCGTCGCGGCGGGCGGCAAGTTGCTCCCGACGATGGCCCGCGGGGTCGCGGTCGGCGCTGCCACGGGAGCCGCCTACGGGGCAGGCGAGGCGGGTCCGGGCCATCGCGCGCACGGTGCGGCGCAAGGCGCGTTCATCGGCGGTCTCGCCGGCGGCGTGGCGCCGCCGGCCATCGGTCTTGGCGAGAAGGGCGCAGGTCTGGCCATGGACGCCGCCCACAACGTGCGGCGCGCGCTCGGCGCCGCCGATCCCGCTTCCGTGGCCCGGCGACGACTCGCAAACATGCTCGCGAAGGACATCAAGGCTGGCGCCAACCCGCAGGCTGCGGCCTCGAGCTACGCGGGCGTCTCGCAGCCCACGGTCGCCGACGTAGGCGGCGAGAACGTGCGCGCCCTGATCCGCGACGCCGGAAGCCAAGGGCCGGCCCGGCAGCAGCTGCAGGCCTATCGCGATCAGGTCGCGACCGATCTCCAGAACCATGCGCTGGCGATCACCGCCAAGCTGACGCCCGGGGAGACGCGCACGCCGCAGCAGCTCGCCGACGCGCTCGAAACGCAGCGCGCCCAGAACGCCAGCGTGAACTATGCCGCGCCCTACTCCGCCCGGATCGATCTCGCCGATCCGCTGGTGATCCAGGCCCTGCGCGATCCGGAAGGCGCGCAGGCGATCTCCCGGGCCGTCAGCGGCGCGCGGGCGAACATGGACTATGACGCCGCAGCCGACCTCATGGCCCTGAAGGCGACGGCCGCAGGGCCGACCGGCAACGCCCAGGTGTGGCCCACGACCGGGCGTGCGCTGGATCGCCTGCAGATCGCCCTGGGCAACCGCGGCCAGCAACTGTTGCAGGGCGGCTCGCGGGACATCGCCGCCGGCCTCTTCAAGCGCCAGGCGCTGATCAATGGGCTCCTCGACGATACGCCCGGGCTTTCAGAGGCGCGCGGCGACTATCGCAACCTGTCGCAGCAGATCGACGCCATCGGGCACGGCCAGAAGGTCGCCAACGCCACGCCTTCCGTGCTGGCGGACCTCCTGCAGGGCGCCTCGCCGGAAGCGCTGGGCGCGGCCGGCGTCGGCGCGCGCGATGCTTTGGCGACTGTTGTCGGCAGCCCGGCGGCCGGGGCGACCGGCGCTCTGAACCGCATCGCCACCAACACCAACACCGGCGTGAACATGAGCCGGATCTTCGGGCCGGACCTGACGGACGCCTGGCGCAGCGGCATCCAGGCCGAAGCCGAGCGGATGGACAACGCCAACTTCATGGCCCCGAACACCGCTTCTCAGACCCACTCGAAGGGAGCCGACGAGCTGATGCATGCCGTGCTGCATCTGCCGCACGCCGCCACGAACTTCCTGGGCGCCGTGCTCGGGGGTGGGCCGTTGAGCGACCCCGAGCGCGCGGCCATCGTCTCGGCCGGCACGTCAGGCGCGAACGACGATCTCCTGCAGGCGCTCATCGCCGCCAAGCGGCCGCCGGTGCTCAGCCAGATCGTACCTTACGCGATCCCGGCGCTGGCTGGGACAGCGGTCAGCGGAACAGCGGGACACTGAGCTTATGAGCCGCCCAGGCCACAGAGCCGATGATCCCGTAGGTGATCACCAGAAAGACCAGCTTCTCCAGCGGGCCCCAGGTGTTCGCCCACTTGTAGGCTATGCGCTCGTTCGCGGTGAGCGGGCGGGGCGCTTCATCGATCACTTCGAACTCGGCGTCGACGATCTCAGGCTTCGTCATGCGCCCATTATCCTACAGTTCCGCTTCCCGGGAAACAGCAGATGAGCGTCCCCGATCACGATCTTGGCCGCGAAGCCGGCGTCGAAATCGCCAAGCTGATCCCGCCGGTCGCCGTGTGGACCTTGACCCTCAACGACGTGCTGGCGGCGCTCAGCATCCTCTACGTGCTGATCCAGATCGCTTTCCTGGCGCGGAAGTGGTGGTTGATCGAGAAGGCGCGGCGGGAGACCTGAGCGCCTTACGCCGCCCGTAACCTGAGGTGTGGCGGGCGCACACTCTGAGCCGCCATGCGCGGCCTCCTCATCTTCCTCGACAAGCTCTTCGACGCCTTCCCGCTGCTCTCGCGCGGCTGGCGCACGATCAGCGCCCGGACGGGCTACGCAGCCTTCCGCGGTAAGGCCTGGGGGAAGCTCGCCGCCAGGCTCATCGACGCCCTGATGGGCTCCGAAACCCACTGCCATGACGCGGCGGTGAGCGAGGGGCTGATCCCCGCATGAGGCAAATCCCCCAGGTCGCCGTCGACTTCATCAAGGCCCACGAGAGCCTGCGGCTGGTCGCCTATGTCGACACCGCGGGCGTGACGACGGTCGGCTGGGGTCATATCGCGCTCGGCATGCGGGCCGGTCAGACGATCCCGCAGAGCCTCGCCGACCTCTATCTCTCGGGCGATCTCGACACCGCCGCCAAGGGCGTCTGCGCGAGGCTCTCAGAGCCGGTGCTCTTGGACCTCACCGATAACCAGTACGCCGCCCTGATCAGCTTCGTGTTCAACGAAGGCCCGAACCCGGACGCCACGCTCTGGAAGGTGCTGAACAGCCGCAACCACGACGCCGTCCCCGGCCAGCTGATGCGCTGGGTCTACGCCAAGGACCCGGCGAGCGGCCGGATGTTCAAGGTCCAGGGGCTGGTCAACCGCCGCACCGCCGAAGTCGCGCTGTGGTCGACGGAAGAGCCCGGCAGCGTGCCTGACGAGCCGTCGTCGGCCACGACGCGGGTCGGCGACACCGTGGCGCTCCCGGCTCCCAGGACCAGCCTGAAGGGCCATGTGATCGCCTGCGTCTCCGTGGTGGGCGCGGCCTGCACCGAGTACGCCAAGCCGGTCAAGGACGCCGCCGATCAGCTCTCGGCGTTCTCCGGCTCGCACCTGATCGCCCACATCTCAGAGGCCCTCCTGACCGTCGCCGGGCTCGCCACGCTGGCCGGGCTCGCTGCGGCGATGCTCAAGAACCGGCAGGCCAGCCAATGATCCAGACCCTCCTCCTCGTCATCGCCGCTGTCTTCCTCCTCTGGGAAGCCTGGGATCGGCTGATCAAGCCCGTCCTGCCGCAACTCGAGGCGAAGGCGGAACCCGTCATCGCCGAAGCCCGCAAGGCCGAGGCCTACGCCGTCTCCGTGTTCCACACCCTGCAACCCGAACTGAAGAAGGACGCCACCGTGATCTCCGACACCATCTCCGCCAAGCTCTCACAACTGGGCGCGGCCATCTCCGCCTCGAAGACTGAAGCGGCCAACCAGAAGACCCGCGCCGATGCGGCTGAGTCCGCCCTGGCCTCGGCCAACGCGCACATCGCCGAACTCACCAGCCAGCTCGCCACCGAGCAGCAGAACCATGCGGACGACATCGCCGCGGTGAGCGCTGCGGCGGATCAAGCCAGCGCCTCGTAGGCCCATGAGCGAGGGCGCGCGTCCATGATCGCCTCCCTCGTCTTGTCGTGGGTGTTCTTCGTTCAGCCGCCAGAAGGCTACCGGGGCGATGCTCAAGCTCGCGTCGAGTTCATCGAGCGGCCCAAGGTGGACGCCTATTGCACTCGG